CCAGGAACTCAAGAACCGACTTCAGAGGACGAGCAACACTGTTTTTCACAATGATGTCGTCGCCGAACACAAAGACGTCGCTGCCTAATTCGCCCAAACCATCACACTCACGTGTGACGGAACAAGCTATTGCAGCAAATAAGATCGTCTCCAGCTCGAACGTGAAGCCGTTACCCATACTCGAAAACTTTTCGAGTACGACCCACTTGTTTTGTATGAAGGTCTTCTTCGACCGAAGGTCGTCGAGCGCCTCATACCACTTGCGGGGTAGCAGCACCTTAACTAAAGTACTTGCTACGGTATCGCTTGCATTTGAAAGGTCGAGAGTAGCGAACTCTCGCGTGACAGAGGATGTCTCGGCGACCTGCCGGTGAACATCTTGTGCACGATCCAAGTCCCAACCCGCGTAAGCCTTATAGACGGTTTTGCCGTCCTTTCGGACATTACGTGGTCGCCTTGCAAGGCGCTGCCTCAATTGTTGCCCAAGGGCCAATTGATAAAAGACGTTGATCGATGGCTCTACAGCTATCGAACGATCCGTCTTCGCAGTTTTTGGTACCGTTGTGAAACGATTACCAGGGACAAAGGAACACTTTCCGTGATGTTGTGCAGAAAAAGCACCCCATTGGGAGCCTAACCACTGCGGTAGGCACCAAATGGCATCACGAGTTAAACAGGGGTCGGAAGACATTTTATCGGGTACAGTGGTTTTCCCGCCGCGGTCTGAGAACGTCGCACCTGGTCCGAACCTGCCGACCCAAAGGTCATCAGGCCCATAACCTATCCAATCGAGGATTATTTTCCGAGTCCGATCAAGAAATGATCGGATCGCAGCCTCTCCATCGTCGAAAAGACGGTTTTCATGGAGGTATGGCTGTAACCTCTCGTTGGTTCGATAACAACTATTTTCGCCGTGCCACCATTTTTCAATGGCGGCAGCGCTACGGTCATGGCTCGACGGAAGTTCTTTAAGCTTCCGAAGAAACCCTGCAGCCGCAGCGTCTCTGGCGTAATGGTCGCTATCGAGATACGATCGCGGATCTGGATTAACTTCCAAGATCCCATCCCAATCATTATGGCGCAGCCTAATGGCTAAGCCTAACGAAATAGGAGTTCCTAGGTCCTCTAAAAGGTGAGAGACCGTCCGCACCAGCTCATCCGGTAACAGACCTTGCATCATCCGCCCTCCCTTTACTGCGGGAGCAGAGACACAGGGAGCCATCCATCCTCGGAATCCCAGATGTAGGTCAACCACGGGACCTCATCAACCGAGAGGCAGAATGAAAGTTCCTGGGCAAGCCCAGGGATCTCACTTTCCGCATCAAAGGTGAAGAAGTCGAGTAAGTCGATCACAAATGGGTCCGAGGACAATGGTGAACTCCGCATGTCATGCTCCTTTAGGTAGGGGAGTAGCCCGCGGCAACCGATTGCTTCGTCAACGTTGCTGCCAGCAAATTCAAAAGCTGGTAGACTTCGTTGAGCGTTGCAGCCGGGATGCCTTGAGGCATGGTGATGATGCCATCTGCCACGATCCGATCCTTCGCACTGTAAAGTGTCGTGGTTGAGTCCTGAGTCGCATACGGCATAACAAAGTTAAACTTCATTTGCCGTGCGGACTTCGGACCGTTCCATTGACTCCACAGTTTGAAGGCCGGTCGCAAACCGACGGGCAGGCCTGCAGCAGCACCAGTATCCTGGCGCCACACAGCGGGGGAACCATCGCCCCCTGAAGCCGACAGAGCGTCGTAGACGATGTCGGTTACGCCGTCAAATTTCTTGACGGTCATGGAAGCCATTGCTGGCATGTTTACCTTCCAGTTAAGTTAACGGCCTCCAAGGAGCTGAACAACTAGGGACGTCGCATTAAGCGCACGTCGCCAGCTAGGCACCTTGAAGGGTCTGACGAAAAGTTGAGGGCCTGGAAGACCCAAAACACGGTTCACGTAAGCCGCACTGCACCACCGTTCACCGTACCGTCCGAGTGTAATACTCTTCTGGTAATCGTAAACGGCACCGCGAGTGTAGATCGTGTTCCAAGCGTTCGTCACGCTTAAACCGTATAAATCACTCCCATACGAAAGGAAGCTCTCTACAGGGATAAACCAATCGACAACGAAGCTGAATGGAATCAGCTCCCAAGCGATCGTACCTGGGTTTATCAGTCCCAGATTGTTAGCTAGGAAGAGGTTTGGGTTTGAAACCAAACATTCAAAGCCTACCTTGCCACGAACTTCGGCGTGCCAAACGGTTTTACTCGCCTCGTTGGGAAACGAGCCGCTGAGTTCGGTTACGTTGTGAACGCCACCGAATCCAATCCCACCAGGTCTTATGGACTTGATAGGGTTTTGTAGCACATCGACGGCAGAGTAGATATCGGAAATTGCCGGTATCCACCCGAAAGAAAGTTCTAGCCAATCGCTTGCGAACCCTTTTGAGACCTTCCCTTTCGGGTAAGGTCTCTTCAGAGTCGCAAACGCAGCGCTAAGACCTTTCTTACGCAGCACAATGAGCAATTCAGCAATCTGAAAAGCTCGTTTTGCTATCGTACCTGCTGCCTGTTCAAGTTCGGCAAGGAAGACGCCCATTTGCGCCTTATCTGACACTGCTCCACGACAACGCTCGTAAGCCTGCAGCAGAGCTGCATTTACGAGATTAGACGGGACCGTCTCCATCCTCGACGCCACATGTGGAAGAGCTTGGAAGAATTGCTGTTGACCCTTCACCTGCGATACATCGGTAAACCTACCGGTGAATCTCAGTGGACGGTCAATAGGCCTTCCTTGCTTCCATTTGGTGCGTTGATGAAAATGGTCGACGGTTGTCTTAGTATCGTTGAATGGACCAGTGACAGGATTTGCCATGATGCTGTTACCAGCATCATGCTGGTGGTTGGTTAGACACCAGATTCACCTACTCTTCCAGAGCAGGCATATCATTACTGATAGTCGAAAGTATTCCATTCCTGACTAGGTCAGTTCAGGAGCTCTCGAGCAAGCGAGTGCAAAGTCGCTCGCGAAGGGTCCCCGTGAG